TCATGACACGGCCCGCAGGTGCCGGCCGTTGCCCATCGCGGCACGCACGTTGGACACCGCCTCCTCGCTGCGATGGGTGTACAGCCAGGTGACCCGGCCGCCGCGCTCCTGCCCGAGGATGTACTGCACGTCCACCTCCGGCACACCAGCCTCATGGAGCCGGGACGCGAGCGCGTGTCGGTAGTCGTGCACGCGCGGCCACCACTCCTTCCGGCCGGTCTCCGGATTCGTCACCATCCGAGCGATGCCCGCCTCCTGAATGGCCGGGATCCACAGGCGCCGGAAGTTGTTCCGGCTGAGCACCCCGTCGACCGGCACCTGCACGCCGTTCACCTTCTTCGTGGTCCCGGCCAGCGGGCCCCGGAACACCAACTCCTCTGGATGCATGCCGTCTTCCACCGCGGTCGCCGTCGGCGCCGGGTCGAGCCGGTCCAGCATGATGAGCGCGGCCTCCTTCGCCCTCGGCGACAGCGGCACCGTGCGGAATCCCGCCGTCGTCTTCGGGATTCCTTGCCGCGTCAGGCGTCCGTGGTCATCGATGACCACTTCCCTCACCTTGACCGTGTCAGCGTCCAGGTCCAGGTGCACCCGGCGCAGGCCGGTGTACTCGCCCCACCGCATGCCGGTCTCCTGGGCGAAGTCCACGAGTGGCCGGTACCAGACCGGCAGCGCCTTGCGCACCAGCTCGTACTGCTCCAGCGTCGGCGGCCGCAGGTCGTCCGGATGCTTGGCCGGCGGGCTCGCCGTCTTGGTCACGTTCTCCGCCGGGTTGAACTGCAGGCGCTGGTCGCGGACGGCGTCCCGGAGCATCATGTTCAGCAGCTCCAGCACCTTCGTCTGCGTCGCGTGCCCCTTCACCTCCTGGGCGATCCAGGTCTGCAGCTCCATGTACGTCAGGGAGTTGAGCTTCCGCTGGCCCCACTTCGGCCGGATGTGCGCGTTCCAGGACGTGAGTTTCCGGTTGCCGGTGGTGGTGCGGCCCCGCTTGTGCGCCGGCCACCACTGGTCCCACCACGCCTGAACGGTCAGGTCGCCGCGCCGCGGGTCCAGGTAGGTTCCCTGCCGCACGGCGCCGCGCACCTCGTCCAGGAAGGCGAGCGCCTCCTTCTGCTTCGGAAAGTTCTTCGCCTTCTGCTTGCCGTTGGCGTCCCGATAGCGGGCCTGCCACGAGCCGACGCAGTCGCGGCGCGGCTTGCGCTCGCCGTGTTCGGCCGGCGGGTAGTGCTCCAGGCACAGCTTGCAGCCGCAGCTCCTGCTGCGCAGCTGCCGCGGGTTGTTCGTCGCCCTACGCGGCATGGCCTGCCTCCGTCCGGGCTCTCATCTCACGCACCAAGGTGGATCACCTCGTCGCTCCTTTGCTGGGTCGTGCTCGCGAGGGAGAGGTCGATCTCTTCCCCGCACCAGCAGAGTGCACCGAAGTCGTCCTGTTCGACGCCGAGTCCGCACAGGACCGCCCGCACGGCTTGGATCGTGAACAGCGCGCTGAGGGCGAGGTTGTCCGGGATGGTGATCGTCTGTCGCTCGACGTCGTACGGGTCGGCGATTTGGTCACGCGGAGCGACGCGGACGCGAATGCACATGGGTCTCCCTCGGTCAACACGCAAGTGGCTACAGCACACTGACGGGGGAGAACGTCAGTAGCGTGGACGACCGTACCGCTGTGTAGTGGAATATGCGACCACTCTGCGCACAGATCCTTCACATGCACTGACAGGGAGTGACAGGGTCCGTTTAGCGGAGACTCTTCAACCAGCCAGTAGGTTGCACGTGAACCCGAAAGAGGTCGCGGATCTACTGCTCGTTGCGCTCGGCCACCGCGCTGGCCTGGATCAACAGCATCTCCTGCTGTTCCTCGGTCAGGCGGTCGAAGACGTCGAGAACGGCGGCCCGCCGATCCGCCGAAAGCGGGGCGGGCGCCCTCTTCCCCATGGCAGCGAAGAGCCGGGCCTCGGTGAAGGCGGGGAACTCCGCGGCGAGCTTGCGCACGGAGGCCGGCCGTGGGTTCACCTTGCCCCGGGCCCAGTTGTTCACGGCGGAGACGTGCGCGCCGATCCTCCGCGCGATCTCGCTCTCGCTCACGCGGTAGTGATCCTTGAGTGCCGCAAGCGCCTGAGCGAATGTCTCGTCGGCGGCAGGGCGGTTCGTCTCCACGGCACAAAGGGTGCCCTGACCTTCTACATTTCGCAAGCGAAAGTAGAAGGTGTGGCGTGAACTTGACGGCGCGCGGTCTCCCCACTACGCGCCGTTGTGAATGGCATATGCCTTCAGCGTAGAACAAGCGTTCGAAGATCGCACGTCACACGGCGAGACTCGGCAAGTCTCGGCCATGCTCGGCGAAACCAGTTGACGCCCTTCGATTTCGAAAGTAGAAATGTCGAAGACGCCTCACCCGGGGCGATCCAGCCACAACGGCACGAGGTCCCTTCATGCCCAAACTGCACCGCAAGGACGACGGCAAGCCGCTCAGAGACGCCATGGCCCGCGCCGGCCTCTCCATCCCCGCGCTCGCGGAAGCGACGAGGCGAGTGGACCCGGCAGGGAAGGGCGTGAGCGCGGCGACCGTCGGCCGACTGGCGGGGCAGGGCAAGACGGCCCGCGAGAACTGCGAGCTGAAGACGGCCTGGTTCGTCGCCTCGGCACTGCACGAGGAGACGAACGCCCCCCTCCAGGACCTCTTTGCCATGCCCACACCTTCGACTTCGAATATCGAAAGGTCAAACTCTGATGCCGACGAAGGCTGAACGACGCGTCTCCCTTCCGGCCGGCCTGCTCCCGCTGCTCACCCAGAAGGAGCTGGAGACCTACTACGGGGTCTCCGACTACACGGTCCTCCAGTGGATCCGCGCGGGGATGCCGGTCGAGCCCTTCGGGGCCCGCGGCCGCCGCTTCGACCTCAACGCGGTCCGCGACTGGATGGCCGAGCACAGCGAGCAGCTCGCCGCCGCCTGCTGACGCCCCCCTGAACACGCCGAAGGGGCCGCCCGCTTGCCGGCCCGGCGACCCCACGACTCGGCACCTCACACCAACCGAGAGGAGGAGCCTGATGGCTCCGATCATGTCAGACCCGCCGCTCCCGCGCCGCACCGAATCCGGCATGGCGACCCGCGCGGTGAACGCCGCCGCCGGCGTCCTGCACGCGTCGATGAAGCGCGGCCGCCAGATCCCGACCAGCCTGGCCATCGACCTGGACTCCGCGTGCCTGCTGAACTCGCCGGAGGCCGCGACCGAGCTGCAGCGACTGCGCGCTGAGGCGCCCATCCTGCGGGCCCGGGTGGAGGGCCTGGAGGCCCAGGCCGAACGGCGCCGCCAGCGGCTCGCCGCGGCCGAGGCCGACCTGCTGACGATGCGCGGGCTGCTGTCCCCGAGCGGCGAACCGCGCCGGGTCCCCGCCGAGGTGGAGATCCACGAGCGCGTCACCCCCGCGGTGGAGTGGCTGCTGAGCCGGGTCGCCGAGCTGGAGCAGGCGCTGGCCGCCAAGGACCGGCCGGCGGACGAGGACCCGATCGCGTACGCGCTGACGGAGAAGGCCGACGGCATCACCCGCCGGATCGCTCCCACCCAGGCGCTGCAGCTGGAGGACCCGCACGACTCGCCGCTGCACCACGCGTACGCCGTCGGCCGCGACCTGCCCGAGGTGACCCTGTGAACGAGCCGATCAAGACGGTGGAGGAAGCGGTAGCCGCTCTCGGTCCGCTGCCGGAACCCCACGAGTCCGCTCACGGCCCGCTGTGGTCCTTGCTGGACTGGTCGTTCTGGGGCGCCGGGATGGGCGACGTCTTCCGTGAGGCGCTCGCCGACCGAATGATCGCGGCGATTCCCGCGCGTGGCGTGGAGCACGCCGAAGCGCTCATGGCCGAGTTCATCAGGCGCCGTCAAATCGAAAAGACCGGCGTGACGGTGTACCAGGAGCAGCGCGACCAGCTGAAGCGTCTGCGCGCCCAGGTCGCCGAGCTGGAGTCGATGGTGGACACCGCGCGCGCCATGCACGTGAAGTTCCCGGACTCGGAGCACTGCCAGCATGACGCCGAGCCGTGGCCCTGCCCGACTCTGGCCGCGCTCGACAACGGGTCCGCCACCGAGGCCCCGCCACTGACGGTGTTCCGGGCGTCGCACGACTCGATCGTGATGGGCCTGTACACCACGGCCGCCGAGGCCCGCGCCCACTGCGTGGCGGAAGAGCGCTGCACGTGGGCGAAGGGCGCGGCTCCCGTCTTCGACTGGATCGAGGACGAGGAGGACGGCGTGGCCGAGCTGGTCACCGTGGACGAGGACGGCGAGACCGAGACCGTCACGGGCTACGTCGTGACCGCGCTGGAGGTCGCCGCCAAGTACGACGAGGGGGCCGACGAGTGACCGCCGACGACTTCGTGTTCTCCACGCTGATCGCCCACCACCCGGACCCGGCGACGGCCAGCCGCGCGCTCGCGATGGCGGAGGCCGCCGTGCTGCGGCGGGCGGCCGATGCCCTCAACGCGCTGCCGCAGGACTACGAGTGCGACCCGGGTTGGGGCGACGCCGCCGAGCGTCTGCGCCGTACCGCGGACGGCATCGAGGTGAGAGGTGCTGGCGAGGGGAAGAGCAGCCGCACGTCGGCCGACGCCACCCCCGGCCCCACCGGCCGCGCCGCGCGCCTCCTCGACGCCATCCGCACCAGCCGCGGCCGCTGGACCACCACCCGCGCCGCGCACCTCTACGCCGACAACCAGCTGGTTCCGCGCGACACTCACTGGCCGCAGATCCGCACCGCTGCCCGCAGCGACCTCCGCGACCTCGCCGCCTGGGGCCACCTCGTCCGCCACGAGGAGCCCGGCCGCCAGTACTTCACGCTCAAGACCCGGAAGGACGCCCGCTGATGCCGGACACCACCACCCGCCGCGGTTGGCTCCTCGCCGCCCTCACCGCCCACGACCGCCCGGTCACCACCCAGCTCGCCGAGCAGCTGATGACCGGATCCCCGTGGCCGACGGCCGGCCGCAACACGGTCCGCAAGGACCTGCGCGGCCTGGCCCGCGACGGCCGCCTGGTCGCCGTCGACGTCGACCGCCGTCGCGTCTACCACCCGGCGCCGCCCGCGCCGGCCGGGACGCCGTGAACCGCGAACGCGGCAGCGACCGGCTCGCCACCGCCGCCCGCGAGACCACCCGGGAGGAGCGCACCGCCGCCTCCCGGCTGGTCCGCCGGGCCGCCCACGACCCCGACGACCTCCGCCTCCTCCTCGAAGCCCTCGGCCTCGACCAGCAGCCCAGCAAGGAAGACGCATGAGCCCCCTGCCGCACGACCCGTACATCACCGCCGTCGTGAACGCCCTCGCCACCGCCGGCCTCGAACCCACCACCGCCGAGACCCGCGACAGCGAAGAGAACCGCTTCGACCCCGACGGCTGCACCACCGAGCTGGACGCCCTGCTCGTCTGGGACGGCGACACCGCTGGGCTGAACACCGACGAATTCGAGGACGGTTTCGTCCTCCTGTGGGAGCACCCGGCCGAGCAGTGGCAGTGGGCGCCCCGGCTGCAACACGGCGCGCTGGAGTGGGAGCCCGAGTTCCTCCCGCTGCACCGCTGGGCCGACCCGGCCGCCGTGGTCGACGTGGTCCGCGTCCTCCTCGCCGGGCTCCCGGTTCCCGGCGGTGAGGACCCGCGGCTGTGGTCGGGGTACGTCGCCGCCAGCGAGGCGGTCGCCGCCTGGGCCGCCGAGGAGGCCTGACCGATGGCGCCGCGTACCAGTGGTTCCGACCCCACCGGCGAAGCCCTCGCCGAGCGCATCGCCGCGCTCATCGTGGACACCGCCGTCAACTCCCCCCGCTCCCTGCAGAAGCGGCTCGGCCCGTCCGAGGTCGGCGACCCGTGCGAGCGGCGCCTGACGTACAAGCTCCTCGACTGGCCGCGCGCGGCCGCCGAGAGCGACCCGGCCGCCAGCATCATCGGCACCGGCTTCCACACCTGGATGGAAGAGGCGTTCGAGCGGCGGCAGACGACGCTGCCCGACGGCCGACCCCGCTACAAGATCGAGGAACGGGTCACCGTCCGCGACAGCCCCATCGAGGCGGCCGTCATCTCCGGCAGCACCGACCTGTTCGACCGCGCGACCGGCACCGTCTGGGACTGGAAGCTCGTCGGCCACACGTCGCAGGACGAGTACCGGCGCAAGGGCCCCGGCCCGCAGTACCGGACGCAGGCCCACCTGTACGGGCTCGGGCAGGAGAACGCGGGCGAGGACGTGAAGCGGGTCGCGATCTGCTTCGTGGGCCGCTACCACGAGCTGCGCGTCCACGTCTGGACCGAGCCGTACGACCGGCAGGTCGCCCTCGACGCGCTCGCCCGCCTCGACGTGATCCGCGCCCGCCTCACCGCCTCCGGCGACGCGAGCGCCCCGTACGACCACCCCTGGTGGCAGCAGATCCCCACGAGCGAGCAGGCCAAGTGCCGGTTCTGCGAGTGGTTCAAGCCCGGCTCGACCGACCTCACCGTCGGCTGCCCGGGAGTCCAGCAGTCGGCCGCGCCGCGGCACGGCTTCGAATCCCTCATCGCATGAGCACAGGAGTATCAGTGGACGCGAACAGCTTCCTCATGGGCGGCGGCGGCGCACCGACCGCCAAGTTCCCCACCCCCGGCACCACCGTCGGCGGCCGCATCACCGAGCCGCCGCAGGTCGAACAGCAGCGGGACATCCAGACCGGTGAGAAGAAGTTCTGGTCGGACGGCAACCCGATGATGCAGCTCGTCGTCACCGTCCAGACCGACCAGCGCGACCCGTCCATCGAGGACGACGACGGGCGGCGCCGCATCTTCGTGAAGGGCGTCATGAAGAACGTCGTGGCCGACGCGGTCCGCGCGACCGGCGCCCGCGGCCTGGAGGTCGGCGGCCAGCTGCACGTCACGTACACCCACGACGGCACGCCCAAGCAGCGCGGGTTCTCCGCGCCGAAGCAGTACGCCGCGCGGTACGTCCCCGCCGCCCAGTCCGAGCTGGCCGCACCCGCCCCGGCCCCGGCCGCCGCACCCGCGCAGTACGCCGTCCCCGCCGCCGCGCCGCAGTACCAGCCCGCGCCCGCGCCGGTCCCCGCCGGCGTCAACCCGGTCACCGGCGAAATCACCGGCCACCCCGCGCCGCAGGGCGGCGAGCCCCCGTTCTGACCCCGCCCCACCAGCACCGCCCCGCCGCCGCAGGCACCCCACCCGGCGGCGGGGCGGGCCAACCACCCGCGAGGAACCCCATGGCTGTCCAACTCAACGGGCTCACGACCGACGACCTCGCCGAGATCGTGGAGTGCCTCATCATCGGCGCCGACTCCAGCGCCGACCGGGCGCCCGCCCTCACCGCGCGACGCCGCGAGCTGGCCCACCGCATCGGCGACGGGCTCGACCTCCTCCCCGTCCCCGTCGCCATCGAGCAGCCCACCACCACCTGACTGCAACCCACCGAGAGGACACCGATCGTGGGCATGTACCACTCCACCTACTTCGGTTACGGAATCCGCATCCCGGTCGAGGGCCCGCCCTGGCAGGAGGCCGAACGCCTTGAGGAGGAGCTGAAGAAGCTCAAGGACCAGTGCCCGGACGTCGGCTACCTCCAGGCCGGCAACTACGACGCCGACATGACGTTCCTCGTCACCACCAGCGACGAGATCGAACTCGGGACCTACAAGTTCGTCAGCCCCGAGACGCACTCCGCCGAGCACCTTGCCGACTGGGACCGGCAGCTGGCCGCCGCCATCGACGCCCTCGGCTACTGCGAGAAGGTCGGCGGCGCCTCGCCTGGCTGGCTGTGCGTCCCCGACCTCAGCTGACCACCCACCGCCCAACCACCGGAAGGAGATCGGCTGTGGCCGATCAGCCGTACACCGAGGACGACCTGCGGGCCGAGGCCGCCCGCCAGCACGCCGCCCTCACCGACGACCCCGACTACATGGGCGTCGGCGAGCAGATGGACGGCACGCCCATCCCGTCGACAGTCACCGACCTGGAGCCCGAGACCGGCGAGCCGCTGGAGATGAGCCGGGCCTGGAGCCACCTCGGCGACCACGACTTCGACGAGGCGCAGCGGAAGATCCACGACCTGATCAACGGGGCCGCCGACGTGTCCGCGTGGGCCATCAACCTCGGTGCCGACGGGCTGGAGCCCGAGGACCACACGATCCAGCTCGGCGTCGACCCCGGCAACGGTGACCGCCCGCGCGTTCGCCTGCACTTCGCATTCGCGCCCGACATGGACGACGACGCTCGGGACCGCTTCGTCCTGCGGCTGTCCAACGCCATCGCCGCCAACCTCTGACCGCCCCTTGACCGCCCCTTGACCGCCCGCCCGCCGTCTTCCCCCGTCCCCGCGGCGGGCGGGCACCGCCCAACCCCGAGGAGCACACCCACCTTGAGCACCACGCCCGCGCAGGACACGCTCGCCGCCGCGCTCGCCTGGCACACGGCCGGCGCGAGCGTCGTCCGCGCGGCCACCAACGGCACCAAGGCACCACTCGGCGGCTGGAAGGAGTACCAGCAGCAGCGCGCCACCCCCGAGCAGCTGCACGCCTGGTTCGGGAACGGACACCCCGGCCTCGGCCTGGTCCTCGGCGAAGTCTCCGGCCACCTGGAAATGCTGGAGTTCGAGGGCCGCGCCGTCGCCGAGGGCGTCGCCCGCGAGTTCGGCGAGATCTGCGAAGCCTCCGGCCTCGGCTCCCTCTGGGACCGGCTGCGCGTCGGATACCTTGAGACCACCCCGTCCGGCGGCGGCCACCTCATCTACCGCGTCGACGGCGGCCCCGTCCTGCCCAACACCAAGCTGGCCCGCCGGCCATCCACGCCGGAGGAGCTGGCGGCCGACCCCAAGGCCAAGGTGCAGGTCCTCATCGAGACCCGCGGCGAAGGCGGGTTCGTCGTCGTCGCCCCCTCGCACGGGCCCGTCCACGAGACCGGCCTGCCCTGGGTGCTCGCTTCCGGCGGCCCCACCTCCGTCCCCACCATCACCGCCGACGAGCGCGATGCCCTGTTCGCCATCGCCCGGATGCTCGACCAGATGCCCGAGGCCCCCGAGGCCGCGCCCGGCCCGGCCCCGGAGGTGGACGCCGCCACCGCCTTCCTCTTCGGCACGCCCACCACTTCGACTTCGAACATCGAAGGATCGAAGGGCGGCCTGTCCCCGCTGGACGACTTCGAGCAGCGCACCAGCTGGGCCGACATCCTCAAGCCCCACGGCTGGCAGCTGCTCGCCACCGTCGGCCACACCTCCTACTGGCGGCGCCCCGGCAAGACGATCGGCGTCTCCGCCACCACCGGCCGCGACCCCCAGCGCGACCGCCTCTACGTCTTCACCACCAGCACCGAGTTCGACGCCGAGAAGCCGTACACCAAGCCCGGCGCCTACGCCCTCCTCGAACACGGCGGCGACCACAGCGCGGCCGCGCGCGAGCTGCGCCGCCGCGGCTACGGCCAGCCCGCACCCGAGCCCGCCCGACACCTCGCCGTCGTCCCCGCACCCGCCCCCACGCCCGGCCCCGGCCCGGCAACCGACGGCACCGCCGCACTCGCCGTGGACGAGTCCGCCCCGGCCGCCGGCCCCGAGACCTACAGCCGCACCGACGACGGCAACGCCCTGCGCCTGGTCGACCGGCACGCCGACGAGATCCGCTACTGCCCCGCCCGCGGCTGGCTCACCTGGGACGGCCACCGCTGGGCCTGGGACGAACGCGGCCTCGTCGCCGAGCTGGCCCGCGACATCGCCCGCTCCCTCCCCGAGGACGAAGGCGACCTGCAGCACAAGGCCCGCTCACTGTCCGCGCGCGGCCTGGAGTCCATGGTCAAGGTCGCCCGCACCGACCCGCGCATCGTCGCCCCGCCCGCCGCCCTCGACGCCAACCCGTGGCAGCTCAACACCCCCGACGGCGTGGTCGACCTGCGCACCGGCCAGCTCAACGCGCCCGACCCGGCCGCCCTGCACACCCGCTCCACCACCGTCGCCCCCGACTTCGAGCGCCCGGCCGAACGCTTCCAGGCCTTCCTCGCCGACACCTTCGGCAGCGACGCCGAGCTCACCACGTACGTGCAGCGCCTCCTCGGCGTCTCCCTCATCGGCGCCGTCCTGGAGCAGATCCTGCCCTTCGCGTTCGGCGAGGGCGCCAACGGCAAGAGCACGCTGGCCGACGTCGCGATGCGGCTCGTCGGCATCGGCGACACCGGCTACGCCCTCAGCGCCCCCTCCGAACTCCTCCTCGCGTCCTCTGCGAACAGCCACCCCACCGAAATCGCCCGGCTCGCCGGCGCACGCCTCGTCGTCGCCTCGGAACTGGACGACGGGCAGCGCTTCGCCGAGGCCCGCATCAAGATGCTCACCGGCCGCGACATCCTCACCGGCCGCTTCATGCGGCAGGACTTCTTCAACTTCGCCCCCACCCACACCCTCTGGCTCCTCGGCAACCACCGCCCGGCCGTCCGCACCGGCGGCCCCGCGTTCTGGCGGCGCCTCCGCCTCGTCCCCTTCCTCCACACCGTCCCCGAGCACCTCCGCGACCCCGAGCTGGAGGAGTACCTCGTCACCCGCGAGGGCCCCTCCATCCTCGCCTGGCTCATCCGCGGCGCCGCCGACTACGCGGCCCACGGCCTCACCACCCCGGCCGCCGTCCAGCAGGCCACCGAGGACTACCAGGGCGAGCAGGACACCATCGGCCGGTTCGTCGCCGACTGCTGCGTCCTCGGCATCCCCGGCGCGGCCGGGATGCAGACCCCGTCGGGCGCCCTGCGCGGCGCCTACGAGGCGTGGTGCCAGCAGGAAGGCGAGGAGCCGGTGTCCGCGAAGAAGCTCGCCGCGCAGCTGCAGAAGCCGCCGTACAACGTCCAGTCCAGCCGCAACAGCCGGTTCCGGTTCTTCGACGGGATCGCCCTCCGGCACCCGGAGGCGAGCCGATGACGCGTCACCCCTTCCAGCCGATCCGTCACACCCGTCACGTCCTTGATCACGTTCGAGGAGCCGCGGAAGCGCTCCGCTGTGACGCATCGAGCCGCACCGATGACGCATCGGATGACGCATCGCAGCAGGTGTCACCGCAGGTCATGACGCTTATGACGCTTGTGACGCTTCGAACCCCGTTCCCCTCTATCGCGCACGCGCGCACGCGCACGGGCCGTCATGCCGAACTACGCGTCACAAGCGTCATCCGTCACCCGAAGCGTCACAGGGGCCCCGGATGATCCCGACGCCCGCCGAGCGTGCCGAGGCCTCCGCTCAGCTCCCCCGCATCCGGCCCTGCCCGCGCTGCCAAGCCGACACCCTCGTCGCCCGAACCCCCGACCGCACCCTCGCTGTCGACGTCCGCGCCGAACCCCACCCCGTCGACCCGGATACCGCCCCCGCCGGCCGACTCCTGTGGTGCCTCGTCCAGCACGAGCACCTCCCCGCCCGGATCCGGTGGCGCGACCGCTGGCACGCCCCCCACTGCACCCACCCCGTCCTCATCGACCACGCATGCCGACCCCGACCGATCCAGGAGACCCTGCTGTGAGCCGAACCTTCACGATCGAACTGCCTCCGGGCCTCCCGCTGCTGAACGCCAACCGCCGCGTCCACCACCACATCCGAGCCGAGCGCACCCGAACCCTGCGCGCCGCCGCCGTCGAAGCGGTCGCCGGCCACCAAGAGCTGATGGCCGCGCTCGCCGCGGCCAAGCCCGGGCCCCTGTACGAGCGGGCGCACGTCCTCGGCATCCTCCGCCCAGCCTCCGCCCGCCGCCACGACCCGGCCAACTGGTACCCGTCGTTCAAGGCCGCCGTCGACGGCTTGGTCGACGCGGGGCTCCTGGACGACGACGACCACACCCGGCTCGTTGGGCCCGACATGCGGCTCGGGCACAAGATGGCGGGCTCGCAGCTGGTCCTCGTCGTGCAGCCGCTCGGCTTCGGCGTCGACCCGGCGAACATGTGGGGTGCGGCATGAGCACCCGACCGCACGGCTACGCCCGCTACCGGCTCGACGGCTGCCGCTGCTACACCTGCGCGGCCGCCCGCAGCCAGTACGACGAGAACCGCGCCAAGGCCATCACCGCCGGCACCTGGCAGCCCTGGGTGGACGCCGAACCCGTCCGCGTCCACGTTGTCCACCTCCGCGCCTGCAACATGGGCCTGCGTACCATCGCCGACTGCGCCGACGTCGAGCGCAAGCGCCTCCAGGCCGTCGTCGGCGGCCGTACCGACCGGGGTACTCCGCCGCAGGCCAAGGTCCGCCCGGCCCTGGCCGCCGCCGTTCTGGCCGTCGAGCCGACGCTGGAGAACCTCGCGCCCTCGACCCTCATCAGCCCGCTCGGCACCCGTCGCCGCGCGCAGGCCCTCGCCGCGATGGGCTGGCCCCAGCAGTACCTCGCCGAGCACATCGGGATGACCCCCAGCAACTGGGCCGCCATGCTCGCCCGCCCGAACGTCCTGGTCCGCCGCGCGCTGGCCGTGCGCGCCATGTACGACCAGCTCTGGAACGTCGACCCGGCCGAGCACGGCGCCACTGCAGTCGGCATCGCCCGCGCACGCGCGCATGCCGCCGCGAACGGCTGGGCCCCGGTCGGCGCGTGGAACGACGAAGCGCTGGACGACCCGGAAGCCTTCCCCGACTGGACCGGCCAGTGCGGCACGCCGCAAGGCGTCAGCGCACACCGACGCCACGAGATCCTGCCCGTCTGCCAGCCCTGCCGCAACGCCCGGGCCGCGGACCGCCGCGCGAAGCGAGGTGCCGCGTGAGCGAGCAGCCCGCCCGCGTCTCCGGCATCCCGGCCGGCCTGTCGATCCGCGCCGAGGAGTACGGAGCCAACCCGGTTGCCGACTGGCTGTGCGCCTGCGGCCACCACCAGCGCGCCACCGGGCCCGGCCCCGTCGCCGCCCTCGCCGCCCGCGTCACCGTCGGGCACTGCCCGCACCAGGGAGGCACCGCATGAGCGAGCCCCGCCACACCGCCAGCACCATCACCGACGACGTCCTGGACCAGCTGTACGCCGAGCGCGACCGCCTGGCCCACGAGGTCCAGCAGTGGAAGGCCACGTACGGCGAGCACGCCCTGCACGACACCCTGGCCCGGCTCCACCGCGCCGAGAGCGCCGTGAAGCGCGCGCTTCGACTCGCCACGCGCTGGGCCGTCCTCCGCACCCACGGCAGCGCGGCCACGGAGCTGCGCGCCGCCCTCGCCGAGCCCAAGGAGAGCACCACCCCGTGAACGACTGCGGACTGTGCGAGCAGCAGCTGGAGCACAGCTACCTGTGCCCCGGCTGCACGCTCGCCACCACCGAACGCCTCGACCGCATGCCCCGGCTGTGGGCCGCGCTGGAGGCGTTCCTCGCCCCCGGCAGCAGCGGCAGCCCCCAGTACGGGCACACCAGCCCCGTGGAGGCCCCGCTGCCCGTCCGGGAGAACGTGCTCAGCCTCCGCGCCGCTGGCGGCATCGCCGGAGTGCTGGAGGACTGGCGGAGCGCCATGCAGGCCGACCGCGGCTGGGGCACGCCCGCCGTCCCCGCCGACGTGGGCCGCCGTGTCATCGTCGCCGCCCGAGCGCTCTCGATCAACATGGAGTGGATCGCCGCGAGCTGGCCGATGGCCGGCGCCATGGCCACCGAGGTCCGCGACCTGGAACGCGACGTCCTGTCGATCGTGGACCCCGAGGACCCGGACGAGCGGCGGACCCGGCAGGGCACCCGCATTGGTCACTGCGTCGCCGCCTTCCCGGACGGCGAGGTGTGCGGCGCCGTGCTGCGCTCGTATCCCGGGCAGGCCACCGTTGCCTGCCAGTGGTGTGGGACGGCGTACGGGCCGCGCGACTACATGCTGCTCAAGTCGCTGCAGCCCGAAGCCGCTTGAATCCAACCCCCATGTTGGATACAGTCGGCGTGATGGAACCCAAGCCCTGGCGGGACCGGGTCCGCGAAGAGGACGAGCTGTTGCAGCGGCTCAACCGACTCGCCTCCGAGGCCGCCGCCCGACGAGCCCAGGCCCTACGCGAAGGCGTAGCGGAGCTGGGCAGCGTCGCCGCGGTCGCCCGCGACCGCGGGCGCAGCTGGCAAGCCATCGACCAGGCGCTCAAGCGAGACGAGCGCCGCAGGGCGTCCGCAGAGGACGCCACCACAACCGAATAGACAGCGAGGGCCGGACGGCAGCTCCCAGGCGTTGCAGCGCCCGGGGCGATCGCACCGCCCGACCCCCGACCGAACATCCTGACGTGACCAGGAGTCGGCATGGCCGATCATTTCGCGCGCCCCGAGAGGGCCGCAAGTTCCCCGCACCGCCGGCGGCTCATCGCCGCGGGCTTCATCCGCCGCACCCCGGACCGCACGCTGACCGTGCGCGCCACCGAGGCCGGCGTCACCGGCATCATCACCAAGGTCGCCAGCGACCGCGCGGCCCGCGTCGCCGAGCTGCACCGCCTCTGCCGCGCCGACTACGACAGCGCCGAGGCCCGCCGCCGCGCCGAGGACCACCGCGACGACGCCTTCCTCATCGCGCGCGCCGCCGAGGCGGTGAACGCCCGATGAGCCTCCGCGACTTCGCCCGCAGCCTCAAGCCGGGCAACGACCGCCAGCTGGCCGCCGAGTACACCGGCCGCGAGTCCGCCAGCGACAGGGCCGCCGCCCGGCGCCGCCAGAGCCACCGCACCAAGGGCGTGGCCCGCGCCGCCAAGGCCGCCGAGCAGTGGGAGCAGAAGGACCGGCGCCGCTTCGGAGGACGCGCATGAGCCTCCTCCGCGTCCACAGCGTCCTGCGCCGCTTCCAGCGTCCCGCCCCCGCGTCCGAGCGGCGTCCGGCCGCGCCCCTGTGGGTCCGCGGCCTCACCGCCGGCGGACGCCCCATCGTCCTCGGCGTCGCCCTCCTCATGTGCGCGCCCGGCGAGTACCACCTCGCCCGCAACGCCGGATGGGACGACCCTTTCACCTACGGCATGCCGGTCGTCCTCTCTGCCTACGCCGGCATCGCCGCCGCCGTCGCCTCCACCCGGCGCCGAGGCGACCGAGGACGCCTCTCCGCGATCCTCGGGGCCTTCCTCGCCCTCAGCCTCGCTATGGCCGCCCAGGTCGTCTCCCACCTCATCAGCACCCGGCACCTGGTCGCCGACCAGCCCCTGCTGATCGCCATCACCAGCCTCGTACCCCCGGCCGTCGTCGGGCACCTGCTGCACCTCGCGGCCACCCCGACGGACGCACGCCAGGACGCCCAGGACGCCCAGGACGCTCAGGACAGCCCTGCGCCCTCGGCGGCCCCCGAACCGGTCGTCTTCCCCGTCGTAGCCCCGGCAGGTACCCGGGTACTGCCGCTCATCGCCCGGCCCCGCCCGACCGTGACCCTGGAGCGCGAGGACGTCCAGGACGCCGACAGGACGCTGGAGCTGGAGCCCGGGACGGATCAGGACGCCGAGAACGAGCCGCGTCCTGAGCCGCCGCTGATGACGTCCAACGACGTCGCCCAGCACTACGGCATCACCCCGTCCACCGTCCGCAACTGGGTGGCCGCAGGACGCATCCCCGTCCACTCCAAGGACGCGTCCGGACGCAACCTCTTCCACCCCGAGCAGCTGCCCAAGTTCTACGTGGGGGTGGGCGCTTGAAGGACTCGCCACCCCGAGCGACCGCGCTGCCGCTCCCCACCGCGACCACCCGGAGGCAGCCGTGCTGATCGGCTTCGCGCTCGCAGCGCTCTTCGGACTCCTCGGCCTCGCACTGGTCGACCGTCGCACCGTGCCGCCCATCAGCGGCACGTGCGCCCTCATCATCACCATCACGGCGCTCGCCGTCGCCGTCCTCCGATAGGACTCCATCGTGCAGTTCGTGACCCTCGGCGGTGTCACCGTCGGACTCTGCATCCTCATCCGTCACCTCGTCGACTGGTGGCCCGGCCTGAAGCGCCTCCGCGCCGACCCCGCCCGCCAGGCCGGCGCCCTGCTGCCGTTCCTCCTCGCCTGGTCGTACGGCGTCCTCACCATCCTCGGGATCGGCGGCATCATCGGCGCCGCCGCCCGCACCACCCTGTGGATCTCCAACTGGCTCGGCGACGTCGCCCTTGTCTGGGGCGTCGGAGGCCAGTCCGGCCAGTCCGCCCCCCGTAGCGCCTACCTGCCCCTCACAGCCACCGGGGCCGCCGTGCTGCTCGTCATGACCGTGGCTCTGGTCGCCGCCGCCAAGAAGTCCCGGTACGGCTCGGACATCAAGCGCGGCGCCTGGTGCGGCATCTGCCTCGGCACCTCGGCCGGAGTCGCGGGGTTCGCCGCCGTCCCCCTCGCCACCGCCGCCAACTGGCTCGGCACCACCGTGTACGGAGCCGTCGCATGAGCCGCGAGGAGACCGGCGCGTCCAGCCCGCTCGCGGGCGGGTGCGTGCTCCTGGTGCTCGGCGGTGCCGGACTCGCGGTCGTGTTCGCCCTGTCGACGGAGGCCGGCATCCTCGTCGTCTGGGTGGTCGGCATGGCCGCCGTCTGGTGGTCCGCACGCCGCCGGAAAGGTACGTACCAGCCCCTCCCCTCCCCCACCGGGCTGCCCTCCCCTCACGACGAAGAGGCAGGTCAGACCACCCTCGTGCACCGAGAGGGGATGTCGATCTACCTCACGCCGGACCAGGACAACCCCGTCCGCACCCACGTGCACGTCGAGCTGCCCGCCGACGAGACGCACGCCTGACACCCCCCGGGGCGGCCGACTGCTGCCAGGCGACCCAGCCGCCCCGGTCCCATCCGCACACGAGACAGGAGACCGCCATCATGCGCCGACACAAGCCGCAGAGCGAGACCGACAAGCTGAACAAGATCGTGGACGACCTCCCCCGCAGGATCGCCGACTGGACGCCAGAGCAGCGCCAGCAGCACGCCGCCCAGTCCGATCGGGCGATGCGGGAACAAGCGCAGCAGACCCGCAAGAAGCGTTGAAGTCCTGCCACACGGAAGGCTCGCGCCGGATACCGCCCGGCAACCCAGGTCCCGTCGCGCACCCCCGTCGTGGCGGGACCTTCCTAGATCCCCCAGATCATCCCGGCCAGGATGTTGCGATCTTGATTCTTTCGGTCCAATCCGCGTGATCCGGTACTTTGATTGGGTGACGGATGTTCGGGCGGGGGACCTCATGGTCGTGCGGTTTGCGCCGTACAAGGCCGACACGCTCCTCAAGCGCGCAGAGCGCGACTATCAGCGCTTGATCGATGAAGGTCGAACGCCGCTGTACTCGGTGTCCGTCTTCGCGATTGAGCGGCCGGACGAGCAGACGACCATCGAGCAACTGATCATGGTCATCTGTCAGACTGCACCCGTTGGGGGCCGGAAGTGCGCGGTCACGACTGAGCGCCACCTTGAGGCCGAGGGCTTCCGCGTGGAACGCTCAGAGCCTCCACTGCATCATCATGATGTACACCTCGGTCATGAACTGCGCGAAATGGACGTGAAGAGGTTGGCAGCCGTCTTCGAACTCGGAGCAAGGAGGAACCCGGCATGGCACACGTAACCTCCACCCGGCCGCGTGTACGGATCGAGATCGATCTGAACTCGCGAGACGCACTGGGTCGCACGCCGGCCTACCTTGCTGACGCCGACGGCCACATCGCGGTCGGAGACGTCGTCACAGCCTTCGAGCCCGAAGACGAGGTTGCCGCACCCGCAGTCGTCAAGGAAGTCGCACACGGCGTCGCCTACCTGGACGTCGACTGGCAGAAGCTCACTGACGACGTCCCCGCGCCCCTGGTCAGAGCGACCACCGTCGACGTTGCCCAGAACAGCCAGACCACATCGTCCAGCGCCAGCTGGTTCCCCATCAAGATCAAGCAGGTCATGACGCCCGTCATGGCCACCGCAGCAGCCGTCGCCGCAGTCACCGGAGTGGGCGTCGCCGCTCAGCCGAGCACAGCTGCGCCGAACACGGTCTCTGCGCGCACACACACGGAAGCAGGCGACCTCACGTGAAGCTGCTCATGGCGGCGCTCTGCGACCGAGCGACTATCCGGGAAGGCTTGCTCCACATCCTCGGCGCTGGCGTAACTCAATGCTCCGTCGTCCTGCCAGGCCCAGCCGACCTGGACCTGGCACTCCTTATCAGAGCCCAGGACTGGGGAGACCTTGCAGGCCGCCACACACTGACGACGACCGTGACCCACGAAGATGGCACGCGGGCGGGAGCGGTAGAACTCGTGTGGGAGGCACCGGTGGTCGACCCCAGCCAGCAGCAGGACCAGCAGCTTCCCCAACTGCCGATCGTCGTGCCGATCCGCAGTATCGGGCTCGCGCAGCCTGGCGAACACCACGTACGAATCGACGTCGACGGCACCGAACTGGGCAGCGTCCACTTCACCGCGTCCAAGGCTCAGATGCCCGGCGTCACTGTGCAGCTTCGCTGATCACATACAGCCCCCGCCATGCCCCGTCGTGGCGGGGGCTGCCGCATCATGGACCCATGGAACGCCCGCTCCGCCCCGGCCACCTCACCGCCGAACAGACCCGCGCCGTCCTCGGCGTCACCGCCGGCGCCCTCCGCCAGCTCGTCTACCGCGGCCAACTCACCCGCTCCGGCGGCACCGACCGGTACCCGTACTACGCCGTCCCCGACGTCACCGCCCTCATGCTCAAGCGCCGCGAACGCGCTTCCGCTTGACCGCAGGTCAGACACTGTGTGACGATCCCGGTGTACCACTGTGCCCACACGCGGCACCCCAGACACACCCCGACGCCCCAGCCCGGTCAACCCGGCTGGGGCGTCGTCGTACCGACCCTGAGTCACAACACGGCCACACGGCCATCACAGCGCCCCGACAGGACGCATGATGCTCCCTCAGCATCAGCAAGCCCTGGGGGGGACCATGAACGCCAGTAGAGCCGCCTGCGCAGCCCTGCTCATCGCCGCCACCGTCACCGCCTGCAGCAACGGCAGCAGCGACCACAAGGCGGCCAGCAAGCCCAAGAGAACGGCCACCAGCACGCCCACCGTTACAGCGTCAGCAAAGACCGCCAGCGGCCCGCTCGCACTCGGCGCCGGGCACCACTGGTCGGACACTGACTTGGACGGCAGCCACATCAGCGGCACCACCACCGTCCTCAGCTACACCCAGCCCGCCCCGGGCGTCCACCTCGACAAGGTGCTCTCCGACTTCCCCCACCCCGAGTGGGCCCTGCTCGAAGTCAAGATGTGCGCCGACCGCACCAGCTCCAACGTCCAGGTCAGCCAGTCGCCGTGGAAGCTCGGCTTCCCCGACGACACCCAGCTGCAGGTCCCTGGCATCAGCGGCGCCGGCATCCCCAAGCCGGAGTACCCGGTCGAGAGCGCCCTGGTGCAGCCCGGCCGGTGCCTGCGCGGCAAGATCACACTGAGCGTGGAGAAGGGCACCCGCCCCAACGAGGTGATCTACGCCGTGCAAGGCCGCGACCCGATCATCTGGACCGTGCCCAAGGCCTGACGCTGGAGGTGGCGCCCGTGGCCGGCAACCCCCGCAACGGGCGCCCCTACCGCAGGCTCGTCGCCGCGCAGAAGGCACTCGGCCTGCCCTGCTGGCTCTGTGGCCACCAGATCCCCGAGGGCCTGGACGCCCGGCACCCGCTGTCGTTCACACTCGACCACCTGGTCCCGCTGTCCAAGGGCGGCAGCCTCCTCGACCCGGCCAACGCCCGCAGCGCACACCGACGCTGCAACAGCGCCCGCGGCAACCGCGTACAGTCACGAGCGCAGCAGCTGCCCACGTCCCGGAGGTGGTGAGAGTGAGCGTGACACAACCGCATATCACCCTGTTCAGCCGCTGCCTGCTGTCGAAGTGGGGCTTCAACGATGGCGAAGCTCCCGACCAGTGGTACGACTACTGCGACAGCCTCGGTATCGACTGGACCAAGCTGGAGTACCCGCTCTCCGCCCTGGTGCGGAAGTACCTGCATCCCGCGCTCGACCAGGCCGTTACCCTCTGCGACATCGAGACCTCTCACAACCCGATCCGCGCCGAGACGGTCAACGGCAAGGACATGACCGAGGTCTGGTACGGCAGGGCGCCCGGGCCCACCCTCACGCCCGAAGCGGTAGATGTGGCCATGGCCGACGTCCTGCGCCTGGCTCTCGCCGAAGCTGGACTCGCTCAAGTACCCCGCTACACGCCGCCGCTGACGTAGCCCTGACGCGCGCGCTCGGGAGGTGGCTCATGGTGCTCTACGTCGTGACCGGGCCGCCGGCCTCAGGCAAGTCGTCGTGGGTCCAGTCGCACGCCGGGCCCACCGACATCGTCATCGACCTGGACCTCATCACCCGCGCGCTCTCCGGCCCAGGCGCACCCCAGTGGAACCAGAACCCCCTGCAGCTGAGCGTCGCCCACCGGGCCCGGTACGCGGCCATGGACGCCGCGTTCGACGTGCGCGACAAGACCGACGTGTACCTGATCCACACCATGCCGCAGGCCAAGGCACTCGCGAAGTACAAGCGGCTGGGGGCACGCATCGTCACCGTCGACCCGGGCCGCGACGTGGTCATGCAGCGGATCGAGGCCATGCGCGACCCGGAGATGCGGAGGGTAGCCACCCGCTGGTACCGGTCGCGGCCGGCGGCCCTCCCGCAGGGCATGCCGCAGTACTCGCGCGACTGGTGATCAAGGCTCCGGCCATTCTTTGAGGCCGAGACCGGGCGACCCAAACGCCCTTGTCGCCCGATTTTTTACACGGGGCCCGTGGCTCGCTGATCACCGCGAACTGAGTTCGACTGAATTAGCAGACCGTCACCCTGGGTGATGTGACGCTGAGTGATGGCCGGGGGGGATCATGTCGGCGAACGTCGAAGCGGTCCAGGCCGAGATCGAACGGCTCAAGGTCGCCGACCTCGCGCCCGGCCTGGCGCAACTCGCGCTCACGCTGGCCGCGTCGGTCGACAACCCGGGCAACGTGACCGCGCAGTCGAACGCGGCCCGCGAGCTGCGCACCACGCTGGAGGAGCTGCGGAAGCTGGCGCCCCCAGCGCAGGACATGGACCGGGTGGACGATCTGGCGAAGAAGCGGGGGGACCGGATCCGTGCCCGCCGAGCCTGACGACCTCCGTGGCGTGCAGACGCCCCGCCTGTTCACCGCACCGCCCGCGCAGCTGTCCTCGGCCGGGCAGGAAGCGGTGGAGCTGGCGGCGATGGCTGGCCTGGAGCTGCTGCCGTGGCAGCAGCACGTCCTGGACGTCGGAATGCGGGAGCGGCCCGACGGCAGCTGGTCCGCGTTCGAAGTCGCCGTCAACGTCCCTCGCCAGAACGGCAAGGGCGCGATCATCGAGGCGCGCGAACTGGCCGGGCTGTTCCTGCTCGGCGAGCACCTGATCATTCACAGTGCCCACGAGTTCAAGACGAGCCGGGTAGCGTTCCAGCGCATTCAGTCACTCATCCTCGGGTGCCCTGACCTGCGGAAACGCGTCAAGCGGGTGTTGAACAACACGACCGAGACGTCGATCACGCTGGTGACCGGGCAGAGCCTGCAGTTCCTGGCCCGCTCCGGCGGGTCCGGGCGAGGCTTCACCGGCGACTGCAACATCCTGGACGAATGCATGTCGCTCGGTGACGACGCGATGGGCGCGCTCATGCCGACCATGTCCGCCATCGAGAACCCGCAACTGTGGTACCTGGGCAGCGCCGGCATCGGCTCGTCCTCGGTGCAGCTGGCCCGCCTGCGCCGCCGGGCCCTGGCAGCGATGGAGTCCGGCGAGCCGGATCCGTCCCTGGCGTACTTCGAGTGGTCGGTCGATCCGCACCTGGACGAGTGTCCGCAGGGCTGCACGGACCACGACAGCGCCGACGACCCGGCCGCCTGGGCCAAGGCGAACCCGTCGCTGGGCTTCCTGATCTCGCCTGGGTTCGTCCGCAACGAGCGGGCCAGCCTCGGCAACGGTGGCATCTTCGAGCGTGAGCGGCTCGGCGTCGGCGACTACCCGTCCGACTCGGCCGACACCTGGCAGGTCATCGGCGAAGACGCCTGGCGGGCCCTGGCGGCCGCCGACGCCACGCCTGAGACACCGATGGCGATGTGCATCGACATGACGCCGGAGCGGTCGCACGCGGCGATCTGCGTGGCCGGGCCGTGGCGGGGCGGGACGCACGTGGAGGTCATGGAGCACCGGCCCGGTACGGGCTGGATTCTGGAGCGGGCCGCGGAGCTGCACGCGAAGTGGAAGCCGCGGGTGTGGGTGGTCGACCCGGGCAGCGCGGCCGGCTCCCTGATTCCGGAGCTGGAGGAGCGGCTGGGGATCGAGGTGGTCAAGCCCAAGGGCCGGGACGTCGCCGCGGCGTGCGGCCAGTTCTACGACGCGGTCACCGAGCAGACCCTGAGCCACATCGACCAGCCGCCCCTGGCGACCGCGCTGGCGGGCGCGCAGAAGCGCCTGCTGGGCGATGCGTGGGCGTGGGCCCGCCGGGTGCCGTCCGTGGACATCAGCCCGCTGGTAGCGGCGACGCTCGCCAAGTGGGGGCTGGGCGCCGAGGTCGAAGAACCCAAGGACATCCTGCAGAGCGTGTGGTGAGGGGGCAGTCATGAAGTGGTGGCCCTTCCGCCGCACGGCGATGCAACGGGCGATCTCGTACCAGGACGTGTGGGGCGCCGGGTCGGACCCGGCCGTGCTGCGCGGCAACAGCCAGGAGCGGGCGCTGCGCCTGGGGCCGGTGTACGCGGCCACACGGCTACTGGCGGACTCGGTGGCGTCCCTGCCGCTGAAGAGCTACCGGACCGACGGGGACGACCGGCTGCCGGTTCCGATGCCCGCGCTGTTTCGGCGGCCGGCCGCGGTGGGCACCCGCTACGACTGGCTGCACCGGTGCATGACCTCGCTGACACTGCGGGGCAACGCCTACGGCCTGGTCGTCGCGTGGGGGCCGGACGGCTGGCCCAGCCAGATCGAGTGGCTCCACCCGGACGACGTGGCCCTGGAGGACAACCTCGCACCTGTCCCGGTCTGGTACTACAAGGGCCGCCGCCTTGAGGACGGGCAGATGTTCCACATCCCTGCCTACACGGTGCCCGGCCAGATCCTGGGGCTCTCGCCGATCGCGTACTTCGCGACGACGACGGAGGCCGGGCTGCTGGCCAACCAGTTCGGTCGGGATTGGTTCGCCAACGGCTCCACCCCCAGCGCCGTCCTGGAGTCGGACATGGCCGTCGACAGGGACGCGGCCACCATCCTGAAGGCCCGGTTCAAGGAAGCCGCGCAGGGCCGCGACGTGGTCGCGCTGGGCAACGGCGTGAAGTACCGGCCCATCTCGGTCCCGGCGAACGAGTCGCAGTTCCTGGAGACCATCAAGGCCACTGCCAACCAGATCGCCGCGATCTACGGCGTGCCGCCGGAGAAGGTCGGCGGCGAGACCGGCGGCAGCCTGACCTACGCCACCGTCGAGCAGAACAGCATCGACCTGCTGACGTGGACGCTGCGGCCGTGGCTGGGCCGCCTGGAGGAAGCCTTCTCCCAGCTGCGGCCGCCGACGGAAGAGGCCCGGTTCAACGCGGACGCGATGCTGCGCACGGACACGCTGACCCGCTACCAGGCGCACCGGATCGCACGGGCGATCGGCCTGAACAGCATCGATGAGCTGCGGCGCCAGGAAGACGAACCCCCGCTCCCGAACGGGCTCGGGCAGGACTACACGCCACTGATGCAGATGGCCCGGGACGAAAGCGAGAAATGAGTGAACGGCGACAGTGAGCGTCGGTTCACCCGCGGCCTCGTGGAGGTCCGGGCGGCCGGCGACAGCAGGACGATCGGCGGGTACGCGGCGAAGTTCAACACGCTGTCGCGGAACCTGGGCGGCTTCGTGGAGCGCATCGACCCCGGCTTCTTCGCGAAGTCCGAGGGCGACGGCTGGCCCCGCGTGATGGCCCGCTACAACCACGACAACAACATGCTGCTGGGCACCACCCGCGCGAGCACGCTGCGGCTGCAGACGGACGGCACGGGCCTGGACTACAGCGTCGACGTCCCGGCCGCCCGCTCGGACGTGTTCGAGCTGGTGCAGCGCGGTGACGTCACCGAATCCAGCTTCGCGTTCTACACGTTCGAGGACGACTGGGCGATGACCGACGACGGGTTCCCGGTGCGGACGCTGCTGTCCGGGCAGCTGGTCGACGTCGCCCCCGTCAACGACCCGGCCTACCTGGACACCTCCACCGGCCTGCGCTCCCTGGCGGAGAAGGCGGGCGCGGAGCTGGCCGAGGTGAGGGCAGCGGCCGAGGCCGGCGAGCTGAAGCGGTTCCTTGGGGCCCCGGCCCCCACGATCATCCCGGTGAGCGGGCAGGGCGACACCCACCCGCTTCTCGCGGTACGGCAGCGACGCGCCGAGCTGATGAAGCGCCGCACCTTCTGAGGCAGGGCGACACCCACCTCACCCCACCCCAACCCCCTGACACCCCGGCTCGGAGCTGCGGGTGTCGTCGTCATGCCCAGGAGGGCGTATGTCCAGCCGCATCAAGGCGCTGCAGGAGCGCCGCGCGAACATCTGGGAGCAGGCCAAGGCCCTGCTCGACACCGCGGAGAACGAGAAGCGGGACCTGTCGGCGGAGGAGGAGGCGCAGTACCAGGCGCTCAACGCCGACCTCGACCGGATCGACGCCCGCGCCAAGGAGCTGCTAGAGGCGGAGAAGCGCAGCAAGGACGCCGAGGACGCGTTCGCGCAGCTGCTCGCCAAGCCGGCCGAGGCCCGGCAGCAGTCGCAGGAGCGGGACTCCGAGCTGCGCCGGTGGGCGCGCGGCGAGGCCCGCAGCATCGACATCCCGAAGCCGGAGGGCGTTGCCTTCCGTGACCTGGTCAAGGGCACCGCGACGGCGGGCGGCAACACCGTGCCGACCACGTTCTACGGCAGGCTGATGGCCCACCTCATCGAGGTGTCCGGCATCATGATGGCCGGGCCCACCGTTCTGAACACCGCCTCCGGCGAGACGATCGAGGTCCCGGTCACCACGGCGCACTCCAGCGCGTCGCTCACCGCCGAGGCCGCCGCGATCAGCGAGTCGGACCCGGCGTTCGCCAAGCGTACCCTGGGCGCCTACAAGTACGGCGTCCTCATGCAGGCCTCCGCCGAGCTGCTCTCCGACACCGGCGTCGACCTGGAGGGCTACCTGGCCATGCAGGCCGGGCGGGCGCTGGGTAACGCGTTCGGTACCCACGCCATCACGGGCACCGGCACGAACCAGCCCACCGGCATCATCACCTCGGCGTCCACCGGCGTGACCGGCGGCACCGGGGTGGCGGGCGCGTTCACCGCGGACAACCTGATCGACCTGTACTACAGCGTCATCGCCCCGTACCGGAACAGCGCCTCGTGCGGCTGGCTGATGCGGGACGCCACCCTCGGCGCCGTCCGCAAGCTGAAGGACGGCCAGAACCAGTACCTGTGGCAGCCGTCCATCCAGGTCGGCGCCCCGGACACCCTGCTGGGCAAGCCGGTCCACACCGACCCGAACGTGGCCGCCGTGGCGACGTCCGCGAAGTCCGTGGCGTTCGGCGACTTCTCCCAGTACTTCGTCCGCCTGGCGGGCGGCGTCCGCTTCGAGCGCTCCGACGACTACGCCTTCAACTCCGACCTGGTCACCTTCCGCGCGATCATCCGCGCGGACGGCCTGCTCATCGACCAGACCGGTGCCGTGAAGGTGTTCGCCGGCGCCGCCACCTGATCCCCGGCGCGGGGCGGTCACCCGGCCGCTCCGCGCTCCCTCACCCACGAAGGAGTACCCCATGCGCGTGCGCATGAAGGTGACGCTCTCCGGGACGCGGGACGGCAAGCCGTGGCCGCCGCGCGGCGAGCTGGCCGATCTGCCCGACGCCGAGGCCGCGGACATGGTGGCCGCCGGCCTGGCGGAACAGCCCGACCAGGACGAGCCCCGCGTCGAGGAGGCCACGGCTCCCGAGGCGGAGACGTCGACCCCGTCACGCCGCAAGCCCTCCGCTCGCGGCAAGTAGGAAAGGGGGCAGGTCATGGCGCTGCTGACGCTGGCTGAGGCGAAGGCCCAGCTGGACACCACCAGCAACGTGGACGACGTCGAGCTGCAGGCGTACATCGACGCCCTCACGGCGGTGATCGAGCGGCACGTCGGCCCGGTGGAGCCCCGCGAGTTCACCGAGACGATCGAGGGCCGCGGCAGCTCCATGTGCCTGTCCCACATCCCAGTCGTCGCCCTGGTATCGGTGGGGCCAGCCGTCGAAGCGGGAGACCCGCTCGACCTGGACACCCTGGTGCTGGACCGCTCCACCGGCATCATCCGATACCGGGGCGGCTCGTTCGCTGAAACCCTGTGGAGCGTCACGTACACGGCCGGCCGGGGCGAGGTCCCGGCCACCATCAACCTCGCGGCGCGCATCCTGCTCCAGCACCTGTGGCGCACCCAGTACGGGGCGGCCCGGGGCCTGCCCGGCATCGGCGGCGGCGACGACTTCAGTGTCACCGAACCGATCGCCGGATGGGGCTACGCGGTGCCCAACCGGGTGCTGCAGCTGCTGGAGCCGTACAAGGTCCCGCCGGGGGTGGCGTGATGCTGACCTCCCGGGTACCTGCCGCGGTCGACGCGCTGCTGGCGATCCTGCGCGCCGCCCCCGGGCTCGCCGGCGTCGACATCGTGGACGGCCCGCCCTCGGTCAACCTCACCGAGCTACGCCGGATCCACGTCGGCTGGCAGCCCGGCGCCGACGCCGCCGTGTCCCTGCAGCAGTCCTTCAACGCCGCCGGTGCCAGGACGCGCGACGAGGCGTTCGAGATCGCCTGCTACGCGGAAGCACGCGCCGGAGACAAGGACATGAAGGCCCGTCGCGATGAGGTGTTCGCGCTCATCGGCGAGGTCGAGACCGCACTCCGAGCCAGCAATACAGCGCCGACGGCGCCCACCTTGAACGGCACCGTCCTGTGGGCGGAACTGGCCACCGGCGACCTGGTCCAAGTCCAGGCCGAGGGCAGTCTCGCCGGGCTCTCGTTCACGGTGACCTGCCAGGCCCGTATCTGATCCACATCAGCAAAGGAGAACACCATGGCGCGTGTGCGCTTCATCGGGCCGGAGCCGGTCACCGTGCCCGAACTCGGCAGCCGGACCGTCCACCCGGACGAGGTGGTCGAGGTCCCCGACGAGCGGTTCGACGGCTACGCGTGCCAGCCCGGTACGTGGGAGCCGGTGGAAGAGCCGGCCGCGAAGAAGAAGACCGCGGCCAAGCAGCCGCAGAAGGAGGGCTGATCCATGGCGATCGGATCGGGTCTCGGCGCGCAGCTGGGCATCGCAGCCGAGAGCACCTACGGAACTTTCGTCGCGCCGACCAAGTTCCTGGAGTTCACCAAGGAGAGCCTGGCTCTCAAGAAGACGACCGCGCAGAGCACGGGGATCGCCTCCGGCCGGCTGATGGCGCTGTCCTCGCGTCGCGTGGTGACGCGCAAGGAGGTGTCCGGGTCGATCGACCTGGAGGTCACCAACAAGGGCCAGGGCCTGCTGCTGCAGGCGCTGATGGGGACGAGCGTTACCCCGGTGCAGCAGGGCGTCACGACTGCCTACCTGCAGACGCACACCCTGGCGGACACCGCGGGCAAGTCCTTGACGATCCAGAAGGGCGTACCGCTCACGACCGGAACGGTCACGGACAAGACGTTCCTGGGCTGCAAGGTCATCAGCGGCGAGTTCTCCTGCGAGGTCGGCGGCATGCTGACCGCCACCTACGAGTTCGACGGCAAGGACTGCGACGAGGGCCAGACCCTGGCCGTCGCCTCGTACAGCAACATGAGCCCGTTCCACTTCGGGCAGATGGCGGCCAAGGCGGGCACCTACGGCACGGAGACCGCGCTCGACGGCATCCGCAAGGTCAGCGTGAAGGTGGAGCGCCCGCAGGACACCGAGCGGTTCTACGCCAACCAGAGCGCGCTGAAGAAGGAGCCGATCACCAACGACCTCGTGCGGATCACCGGCACGCTGGAGACGGATTACGTCGCCACCACGCTGGACGACCTGCACACCTCGGACGCGGCGACCTCGTTCGTCTGGGAGTTCGTCGGCGCCAACATCGCCAGCACCTACTTCGAGACGTTCCGGATCACCCTGCCCGCGATCCGCCTGGACGAGGGCCCGCCGGTCGTGGACGGCTACGGAGTGATCAAGCCGACGTTCAGCTTCACGGCGCTGTACGACGGCACGAACCTGCCGAAGATCGAGTACATCAGCACCGACACCGCCCTGTAGGCGACGTCGTGCGGAACGTCCGGATCATCGGCACCGGCCAGCTGCTGGAGCTGTCCAAGCGGCTGCGCCGGGCCGGGCACGAGAACATCCGCGCCAGCTTCCAGCGGCGCATCCGCCGGGCCGCCGAGCCACTTCGAGACGACCTGCAGGACGCGATCCGCACGGTCGACATCCGCTCGGACGGCCGGGCCGCAGGCAAGCGCGGCGGGCCCTCGCCGACGACCCGGCCGCTGCGGGCCACGATCGCCGAAGCGATCCGGATCTCGGTGCGCACCACCGGAAACCCGGGCGCGCGAGTGTGGGTTGACAAGGGGCGCCTGCCGCCCGACCTGCGGCGCATGCCCGAAGTCATCAACGAGGGCCGGATCCGGCACCCCGTCTTCGGCAACCGCAAGCGGTGGGCGACGCAGTGGGCCACCCCGCTGTGGTGGGACCGCACGGTCCGCGCCCACGAGAAGCGCATGGCGCGCGAGGTGGAACGGGTCGTGGACGACGTGGCCCGCCGCCTGGACTGACACGAACCACATGGAGCGAACATGATCATCGTCTATGCCCCGGCCGAGGGCGACGCCCACCGCTGGAACCTGAAGGAGGCCCGTATCCTCGCCACCGAGGCGGAGGCCGTGGAGCGGGTCACTGACCTGGAGTGGGACAAGGCCCGCGCCAAGATCGTGAAGGGCAGCATGCTCGCCCTGCGCGCGGTCGCCTGGGTCCTGCTCAAGCGCACCGAGCCGACGCTGCGGTACGCCCAGTTCGACCCGGCCGCCGGCGAACTCGGCTACGAGTACGACGCCGAGGAACGCGCGACGATCCGGGAGAACATCGCGAACGACCCCGACCTCTCCGAGGCGGAGCGGGCGGAGATCCTCGCCGCGTTCGATGAGGCCGGCGACGCCGAGGCCGGCACGTCCGACGAGGACCCCGAGCAGGCCCCAAAAGCCTCGGGCGACACAGCATCGCCCACCGGCGGCTGACCTACGAGCCGCTGCTGGCGCACCTGCTGCACATCCGCCCGTGGGAGATCCCGCTTCTGACCATCGACCAGTTCGAGCGGGCCATCGCCTGGATCGACGACTACCAGCGGCAGCAGGAGGAGGCGAACAGGGATGGCGGATAGGCGCATGCGGTTCGTACTGGAGGGCCGCGACGAACTGTCCCGGGTCATGGACCGGGCCGGGGACTCCTCCGACCGCCTGGCCGCGCGCCTGCTGAAGCTCGGCGCTATCGGCGCCGGCCCGGCGTGGGGCGCGGCCATCCTCGCCGGGACCGGCGCCATGGTCGCCGGGTTCGCCGCGGCCGGCGCCGCCGCGGGCGCGTTCGGCGCCGCCGTCCAGCCACAGCTGCAGGGCATCACCAAGGCGGCCGACGCCTACACGAAGGCACAGGAGGCACAGGCCGCGGGCGGGAAGAAGGCCGCTGCCGCGAACAAGGCCTACCAGCAGGAGCTGGCCAAGCTGCCGCCGAAGACGCGGGAGACAGCGAAGGCGTTCATCGGGCTCAAGGACGACTACCAGAAGTGGTCTGACTCGCTGGCCGACGACACCATGCCGATCTTCACCAAGGGGATCGAGGCGGCCCGGAAGGCGCTGCCGTACCTGACGCCGCTGGTGAAGACGACCGCCGACGCGGTCTCCGACTTCATGGACGACCTGGACGGCGACGGCCTGAAGGGCTTCGTGGACCGGCTCAACAGTGCCGCGAAGAAGACCCTGCCCGACCTGCTCAACACCGGCCGCAACGTGTTCGTCGGCCTGGGCGGCATCATCGACGCCTTCCTGCCCAGCAGTGACCGGTTCACCGGCAGCCTGGAGAAGGGCAGCGAGTACTTCGCCAAGTGGGGCCAGGGCCTTGGCGACTCCGACGGGTTCAAGCGGTTCATGGACATCGCCTCCGAGGGCTCGGGGTCGCTGGAAAATCTGGCCCTGGCCGCGCTTGACCTGTACGACGCGCTGCGCCCGATCACCGGTGCGTGGATCGACATCGCGGAGGCGGGGGCTAAGTTCATCCGCTGGCTGCCGCCGGAGACGCTGGCGGCGATCGCCGGCGGTCTGCTCGCCATCAAGCTGGCCAGCCTGGGCATCAACGCCGCGATGCTCCTGCTCAACGCCAACCCGGTCACGCTGGTCATGCTCGCGGTCCTGACCCTGGGGGCCGTGTTCGTGACCGCCTGGAAGAAGTCCGAGAAGTTCCGGGTGATCGCCACCCAATCCTTCGCTGTGGTCGCGCAGATGATGCTCGGCCAGATCCGGGTCATGCTGCTCGGGTTCCAGGCCTTCTCCCAGGCAGGCATCAGCGCGATCGTCTCCATCGCCGAGGCCGGCGACAGCATCCTGGGCAAGATCCCCGGGGTCGGCGAGTACTTCCACGGCGCGGCAGAGGCCGCCAAGAAGTTCCGCACCGACACCGACCAGGTCTTCACCGACGCCCTCGGCAAGATCGACAAATACTCCGACAGCGTCGAGCGGATGCCGACGGACATCAAGCTCAGGGGCGAGATCTCCGACCTCGACGCCAAGATCAAGACGGCGCAGCAGAAGGTCGACAGCCTGAAGCAGAAGCGCAAGACGGCCGTCGGCGCGGACAAGAAGGAGCTGGACGACAAGATCTCGGCAGCGCAGCAGAAGCTCGACAGCCTGAAGCAGAAGCGCGCCGCGAAGATCTCGGCGTCCGACCAGGCGAGCGGCAAGATCTCCTGGGTCCAGAAGATGCTGAACGGCATCAGCGGCCAAGTGGCCACCGTCACGGTGGTCGCGCGAACGGCTGGGTTCGCCGCAGCCAACGCGGCCATCGCTGCCCTGGGCGGCATCCCTGTCGGACGCGCACAGGGCGGCCTCGTGGGCTTCGCCAGTGGGGGCCCGACAGGTCTGGTGCGAGGTGCGGGAACGGCGACCTCGGACAGCATCCCGGCGATGCTCTCCAACGGGGAGTACGTCATCAAGGCTTCCGCCGTCAGCAAGTACGGCACCGGCCTGCTCGACGCCATCAACGCTGGCCGTTACCAGGCTGCTGCCGGTGGCGCCGGCGCGGACGTGGGCCGCGGTCTGGTGGCGGGCATGCTGGGGTCGTCCGGCGCCGTGCAGTCTGCGGCCGCGCAGATGGCCGCCGCGGTCGTCCTCGGCGTCAAGGGCGAACTGCAGATCGCGTCGCCGTCGAAGAAGATGCAGGCCCTGGCCAAGGACATCGGCAAGGGGCTCATCCTCGGCCTGACCGGCAGCCGGGACAAGATCAGGGCCACGGCTGCGGATCTCGCCACCGACATCCGTACCGCGTTCTCCGGGAAGAAGGAGAGCAGGCTGTTGGCGTTCGTGGCCCGCGAGACGGGGCAGCTGCAGAAGCTGGCCGCGAAGCGCGACGCGATCGCCGCGAAGATCGCAGCAGCCAAGCAGTACGCCTCGGACGTCACCAAGGGCGCTCGCGACTTCGCCGGGCTGTCCAACCTGGGGCTCGAAGACCGCGTCACCGCGGGCAGCATCAAGGGCGGTCTGGCGGCCAAGCTCAGCCAGATCAAGCAGTTCAGCAAGTACGTCGACATCCTGTCGAAGCGCGGGCTGAACCGCGGTGTGATCCGGCAGATCCTCAACATGGGCCCCGAGGCTGGCTACGCCTACGCCTCGGCGCTGGTGGGTGCGAGCAAGGACACCATCAAGCAGATCAACAGCCTCGACAACCAGATCGGCAGCGCAACCGACCAGCTGGGCAAGCGGGGCGCGGACATCCTGTACGACTCCGGGAAGAACGCGGGCAAGGGGTTCCTGGCTGGGTTGGCCGGCCAGCAGAAGGACATCGAGAAGCTCATGCTCAAGATCGCCCAGGGCATGCAGAAGGCCATCAAGAAGGCGCTGGGCATCCGCTCGCCCAGCACCGTCATGGCCCGGCTCGGCGTCTACTCCACCCAGGGCCTGGCTCGCGGCCTGGTCGACGGGCTGCCGGACGTCGACCGCGCCCTGGACACCGTCTCCGGCCGGGTAGCTGCGGCCCGGCCCGTCCTCGGCAGGCCCGCCGTCGCATCCAGCGGCGGCCAGGTCCCCGCCATCAACATCACCGTCAATGGCGCCATCGACCCCTACGCCACCGCCCGCGAGCTGGACAAGGTCCTGCAGAAGTACCGGCGCGGCCGGGGCGGCGCCAGCTACACCTTCGCCACCTGATCTGAGGAGGTTCTCCGTGCCGCTGCTGGTGGAGATGGGATGGGGCGGGCTGATCCAGGCCCCGGCCACCATCACGTGGACGGACGTCACGCCCTACACCGACGTTGTGCGGGGCGTGAGCATCGAGCGCGGCGCCCACGACGAGCTGTCGGAGACGCAGCCCGGTACGGCCACGCTGTCCTTCGACAACGCGGACGGCCGGTTCACCCCGTACAGCTCGGCGTCGCCGTACTACCCGTATGTGCGGCGGCAGGCGCCGATCCGGATCAGCGTGGCCGTGATGCCCACCGTGTCCGGGTCGGCGCCCTACCCGCTCGCCATGCTCGGAGACGACTTCTCCACCAGCCAGGTCGACACCAGCCGCTGGGTGGTGAACAGCGGCGGGGCGTTCATCACCAGCGAGAATCGCCTACGGATCCCGGTCAACCCGGGCGTCGACACGAACTTCACGTCGGCCCGGACCTGGAACCTGGCCGGCAGTAAGCTCACCGCCAAGCTGGCGGCCGTGCCCGCGCTCAACGGCAGCTCGAACTGCGCCGCCTCGATGTGGGTCACGTCGACTACGTCCGGGACGCGGCTCGGCTGGCGGTACGACGCGGGCACCGGCATCATCAGTGCCCAGTCCCAGACGGCGTTCTTCGACGGCAGCGCCGTGAACCTCACCTACAGCGCGATCGACCACGCCTGGCTGCGGGTCCGGGAGTCCGGCGGCACGGTGTACTGGGAGACCTCCGGCGACGGCTACGCCTGGACCACCCGCCGCACCCTGGCCACCCCCAGCTGGGTGACCTCCCAGACTCACGCCGTCGACTTCCCCACCACCCGCACCGGCGGCACGGCCGGCTACATCGAGTGGGACTGGATCGGCGCCGAGGTCCGGCCCCGCTTCTACGGCGTGGTCAACGAGTGGCCCATCGCCTTCGAGGGCCTGAACAGCACCGTCACCGTCTCGGCGACGGACCTGTTCAAGTGGCTCAACAAGCAGGCCGCTCTGCGGTCCATGGCCTCGCAGGAGGTCCTGGCCGCCGGGCCAGTCGCCTACTACCCGCTGACCGAGGACAGCACGTCCACCAGCGTCGGGGACATCTCCGGCACCGGGGCCGCCTCGCTCGCCATCACCCAGGCCGGGACCGGCGGCACCCTCACCATGGCCGGCGGCCCCGGGCCGGTCGAGACCGCCGAGAACTTCCCCACGTTCACGCCATCCTCGTCCACGGCCGGGAAGTGGCTGACCGGTGACATGGGGCCCACCGTGCAGCAGCAGCTGACCACGAACTGGGCCGTCATGGAGGCGTGGTTCCAGACCACCACGACGGGACGAACGATCGTCAGCATGACCTCGCCCGACCTGCAGTACGTGCACACCCTGTCCGTGAGCTCCGCTGGCACCCTCCAGATCGACTGGTCCGTCTCGGGCACCCTCAACTTCCAGGTACTGGGCAGCCCGACCACCCTCGCCGACGGCAACTGGCACCACGTCGTCTACGACCAGTACGCCGACTCCGTCTGGATCGACGGCGCCCTGGTCGCCAGCTCCCTCGGCCTGCTCTCAGGATTCGACCAGCGCATCCTTCACATCGGCGGGTACCGCGGCACCAAGCTGTGGAACGGGCAGATCGGACACGTCGCCCTGTACGCGGTGACCAGCAGCATCGGCGCCACGCTCGCCACGCACTACACCGCAGGCATGACCGGGTACTCCGGTGAGACCGCGGACGTGCGGATCCAGCGTCTGGCCCGGTACGCCGGCATCAGCTCGGTGGTGGTCCAGGACAGCGTGCACGACCCGATCGCGTCGCAGGGCCCGGGCGGCAGCAGCGCAATGGCCCGGATGCGGGAGGTGGAGTCGACGGAGTCGGGCAAGCTGTTTGCCTCCCGTTCCACCTACGGGCTCGTCTACCAATCCCGCGGGCTGCGCTACAACCCGTCCCCCGGCGGCGAGGCGTTCACCATCACCTACGCCGACGTGGAGACGAAGTCGGTGGAGCTGGCCGACGACGACCAGAAGCTGGTCAACACCGTGGAAGCGGTCCGGCCGGGCGGCGCCACCCAGAAGGTCACCGCGCCCGCCTCAGTCCTCGCGTTCGGCCCGTATGAGCAGCAGCTGAACATCCTGAAGACCAGCGACAACAGCGTGCTGGACGCCGCGTACTGGCTGGTGTCCCGCTACGCCAACCCCAGCGTGGAGCTACGGGAGGTCCCGATCGAGGCGTACACGATGCCCACGTACCTGAGCATCCTCGACGCCGACATCAGCTCCTACTTCTCCATCACCAGCCTGCCCGCCCAGGCGCCGGCCGCATCGCTGCGGGTCACGATCGAGGGCTACACCGAAACGATCCGGCAGAGCTCCCACCTCATCCAGTTCCACACCAGCGCCACCACCACCGACACCGTCTGGGTCCTGGACGACCCGACCTACTCAGTCCTGGACTCCACCACCCGCCTCGCCTACTGAAGGGGGCCGCCGTGCCCATTGCCGTCGTGCGCGCCGAGACGTTCTACGTCCCACCGCCCCCGCTGCCTGCGGACGCCTGGGCCGACGTCCCGGCCGCGCTGCTGGTGTGGCGCTGGTATGAGGCCCGCATGGGCCGCCGCGTCTACCCCCCGGCCGACGAGGACCTCACCGGGGAGTCGTACTTCGCGCGCATCAACCAGAACCGCTGGATCGCCGACTGCAGCAGCTGCGGGTCCGCTGCGGTCGTCTCCCCGACCGACCCCCGCTACGCCTGCACCGAGTGCAACTGGGGCTGGTGCGCGCTCATCTTCCCCGCCGACGTCGCCTCGGTGGAGGCCGGCCTGATGGGGCTCAAGCCCGCCCTGCGGAACTGGTGGAACCCCGACGACCCGGCCAACCCCGACCGGCCGCCCGTCGACCCCGAGCCCGACCCGGGGAACGAGGTGACCCCGTGACGTTCACCCCCAGAACCTGGGTCGTCGGCGAGGTCGTGAGCGCGGCCCTGATGAACCAGGAAATCCGCGACCAGTGGAACACGGTCATCGGCGCCTGGACGGACTACACCCCGTCGTGGATCGCCGAGAGCGGCGGCACCCCCGCGGTCGGGAACGGGACCCTGACCGGCCGGTACCTGAAGGTTGGGCGCACGGTCGACGTCGTCATCAAGCTCACCGTCGGCTCCAGCACCACGTTCGGCAACGCCAACGCGAACTGGGCGTTCGGCCTGCCCTTCCTGCCCGCCGCATCCTTCAGCGGAGTCCGGGCCGCATCGGTCAGCTTCCGCCTCACCGGCACCGGTGAGGCCCGCGGCTCCGGCGAGGTGTCCACCAGCAACTCCGGCTGCGTCCGCGCGCTTGCCGGTGGCTCCGTGAACAACAACACCAACCAGCCCGACAACAGCTTCTGGGACCAGACCAACCCGATGACCGCGGCGGCCGGCATGACCGTGCACATCGCCGTCCGGTACGAAGCCGCGTCCTGACCCCACCCTTTCCCCGCACGCCCCGCGCCAGATTGCCGGGGCGTTCGTCATGTCTGGAGCACCGCATGCCCGACCTCTGGATGCCCGGCGCCCAGCGCCTGGACATCGGCGACCACGCCCCCACCGACGGCGGCCCGGCCAAGGCCGTTGCCCACATCACCTGGGACAAGAACGCCAGCGCGGCCAAGCCGCTGGATCTCGTGTCCTACGAGCGGCTTCGCGACTACTTCTCCGGCGGCGGCCGACCGGTCGCGCCGCACGTCCTGTGGGACCCGTTCACGGGCCGCGTCGTCCAGTTCGTGCCCGCCACCTCCCGGTCGAAGAGCCTCGTGGACGCGGTCGGCGGCACCCGTACCAACCGGGCCGGATCGGTCGTGATCCAGGTGGAGGCGCTCTTCTTCCCCTACTGCCGGGTGGGCGGGAAGACGTACGCCCGGCTCGCCGACACCCCGTGCGCGGGCTGGGAGGAACTGCACGCCTGGATCCACTCGTGGGGCGTCGCCGATGCGTGGCCGAACGGCCGGCCGGAAAACTGCACGCGCGACGAGCGCACCTGGGAGACGAAGAGCGGCTGGTATCCGCACAAGGGCGTCCCCGAGAACAGCCATGACGACCCGCTCAGCTGGCCCGCCTTCCCCGCCGCATCTGCGAAGCCGCCCACAACGAAGCCGAAGTACGAGCCGTTCCCCGGCTCCGGCTTCTTCCGGGCGGGCCGCCGCTCGCCGGTCATCGCCGCGATGCACAAGCGGCTCGTCGCCGAGGGCTGCAACAAGTACCAGTCCAGCGCGAACGCCGACGTGTGGGGCAGCGGCGACGAGCGATCCTACGCGGCCTGGCAGCGCAAGCTCGGCTACTCCGGCAGCGCCGCCGACGGCATCCCTGGGCCCACGTCTTGGGCCAAGCTCCACGTCCCCAACGTCTGAGAGGAGTCTCACCCATGCGAATCTCTAGCATCGCCAAGAGCATCGTGGCCGGCCTCGCCGCCGGCGCCACCGCCGCGGTGACCGCCGCCCAGGACGGCACCCTCACCGCTGGGGAGGGCGTCACCATCGCGCTCGCCGTCCTCGGCGCCTGGGGCATCACCTACGCGGTGCCCAACCGACAGACCGCGGGCGAGCGGTGACCGTACCGGAGGCCTCGGTCGCGGTGGAGTTGGAGCGTCTCCGCGGTACGGTCGCCACCAACTTCGCCGAGGTGAAAGGCCAACTCGGTGTCCTGGTCGAACGGTCGGCCCGCACCGAACGTGATGTCGCGCAGCTACGCGAGGACACCGACAAGGACATCGCCGGGCTCCGGACCGACGTCGAAGCGCTGAAGAAGGCGCGCTGGCCCCTCGCCGCGGTCGGCGCCCTCACCGGAGTGGCTGGTGCCGCGACAGGCCTGATCGCCCTCTTCATCCACTGAACCAAGAACGCCCCCTGCGCGGTCCGCCCGGGCCGTGCAGGGGGCGATTCGTCATGCCCGAGGCGGGCTGTCGACCACGAAGCTGCCCTTCCCCCGCACCGTCTGGACGAGGCCCCGCTCCACGAGCAGCTGCACGGCCGCTCGCGCGGTGGGCCGGGACACTCCGAACTCGTCCACGATCCCAGCCTCGCTCGGGATGCGGCGCCGCGGCGGGTAGGTGCCGTCGGCGATCCGGGCCGCGAGCACTTCCGCGATCTGCTCGTACAGAGGCTCGGGCCCGTCGAGATCCAGGGTCATATATCGACCGTAGGAGTCATACGATGATGGTTCTCGTCAGGTGACGTGAGCTGACAACACCTGACAAGTGGGCGTAGCGTCGGATGCAGAAGACCCCGGCGACCGTGCGACCGGTCCCGGGGCGTGGCCGACGCTTCAGGGAGCGACGACATGGCAGAGCCTACGCAGCAGACCACAGCGGAAGACACCCCCCAGGGCTACGGCTACTGCTCGTGGCACAAGAGGTTCGCCGCCGACGTGCGGCTCATCGACATCATCGAGCAAGGGTCCGGTCCGGGCGCGGTCCACTACGCGTGCGGTCCCTGCCGGAAACAGCACAGCCTGACCCCGTACGCCGACCGGCCGTGAGCGCCGACGACAAGGCGCCCGAGTGCGCGCTCGACATGCACTCGCTGTGCGCCGGCCCTCGCGAGATCCGACGTCGCGGCGCCCCGTCGTGGGAAGTGCCGGTGCTGACCATCCGTTGCGGCTGCACCTGTCACAGGAAGCTGCCAGTGCGGAAGGCCCCCTGATCCCCGCCTCCGGCTGTGACGCCGACCGCGCCGGCAGCGGGACCGACGGCCGTCCCTGCCCCCCGTCGGGGGCGGCCGTCACTCGACCAGCCTGCCGAGCGGTACGCCGATGGCGTCGGCGATCCGGATCAGCGTGTCTAGCAGCGGCGAGGCGTGCCCCTGCTCGATCCGGCTGTAGGTGGCGACGTCGATGCCGGACCGGCCGCACACGTCGTGCTGGGTGAGGTTCCGTTCCTCGCGGACGCGGCGGATCTGCTCTCCGACCCGGCGGCGGCGGGCGATGACCCAGTCGTCGGGCGGGGTGGGACGTGGCAC